TTTCAACTTCTTTAGTACCGAAGATATTTCCTAATGTACTACAACCACTAAGGAACGTCAGGAGCATCAAGCTCGTAAATAGCTTTGCTGTCATTTTCTATATCTCCAAATACTTGTTCTGTGCCATTATTAAATCTTAATTCCATAAGGCCAGGTTTCGCTGTTGCGAGTTTATCAAAATTATGTTTAGAAAAAATTTCGAGGTAACGATTCTTTTCTTGTTCGATAACGTTATAGTTACGTTGAAGGTTAGATAACGATTGTCCTTGTCTTTCAAAAGATTCTTGCATAGCAGCCATTGTAGCTTTCTGTTCTTCAACAGCAGCTTCCAATTTTACTGCGTTCTCTTTAAGAGTTACGTTTTCGTTATATAACCAATATGAACCTAAACCGAGAACCAATATAATTCCAATGAATAATTGGTTGAACATATTAGTCCTCTTTAGTATCAGTCTCTTCAGTAACTTCAGTTTCTTCAGGTAGGTCAACAGCAGGTTCGTCAGCTACAGGTTCAGCTGCTAAGTCAGCAGCCATTGTATCGACTTCTGCAACTTCAGGATATTCCTGAGTCATGTCTTGATACTTTTGATTTAATGCAGCTCTTACTCGAGTTGTCATTTCAGTATCAAAAGCTTTCTTAAGGTTAAGTGGATTGTTATCCAACGCTTGTGCGATTATATCATTTACTGGCATAATTATTCTCCATATTAAATTGTAGTAAATTTATTTATACGTTCTCTAAACGAACCATTAATCTTTCGGCTCGGTTAGTAACTTGTTTGTGCCATCGAGAATCTCTACCCTCTTTGGCGGCTTCTTTCCAATCTCCTTTGAGAATGGCTTCGTGCATTTTCTTAAATTTGCTTAGTCTGGTTCTACCCATATTAAACATCATGTTAACCAGGATCTGTTGCACTTCGTCTGGTAAATCTTCAAATATCCCATCTTCGTATAAAGCATTACATTCTGAGATGGCGAGGTCAAGGTCACGCTCGAAGCAGTCCTTAACTCGTTCTTCATCAACTGGAGTTCCGACAGGAGCTCCGAATTCAGCATCGGATTCGAGTACCAAGTGGCCAACTCCGAAAGTAGGGTATCCCAGGTGATCGTGATAGATTTCATACACCACACCCTCGTCGATTTTTAATTGTTCAAAGACAGCTTCTCTGTCTAATTTTGTATCTCTAAAAAACATTTGTGCCTCTATTTATAGTTTGCTGACCAATCAGATCTTGGAAAGTTAACAAATGATTTTAATTTGCCTAACTCTGTTACCATGTCACTGAAGTCAATATCAGCTTCATCCATATTTCTTGGTAACTTTGGATTCTTACCTGGGAAGCCAGGGTATATATCCAATGCAAAATCTAATTCGCCGCCACCAACTTTAAGTCCGTTTTCTTTAGCAGTAGGTCCAGGTCCAACAAGTACTTCTTCTTCCTTGTATTGTAAACCTATTTTTCTGAAATGTTTTTGCACAATTTTTAAAGCAGCTTTAACATCCTTAATAACAGGTGCTGATATATTATCATCATGCATTGCTTCTTGCTTTATTTTAAATGCGCCACCGAAACCTGTAAGAACCATATCTGGTTGTGGAGGTCTAGGTAATCTAAACTTTTCGTTTAATTGCTCTGATTCCCATTGAGTAAATGATTTCATTTTTATTTCCTTTCTATGGTAAAGTAGAAACATCCACTACGGATGTACCGTCAAACTCTATTAAGTTCGACACCGTATTTTCTGCCCCATCTTTAATTGTTGCATTATAATATGTATCACCACCAGCATACTCGTATGCCCATAAAGTAATGTCAGTTGCTGTATTCGCGGTAGATACTTTTTCAATTGATGTGTTAGCCAAGTCTTCAGTTGTCAATGTAGCAACCATAGGATTAATAGAAAATACATTGCTTCCTACGGCAACATCAAAAGTTTTAACATTTAATACTACTCTCTTAATAGTATTATCAGCGTCAATTTTGACAACTTCGCCTAGCTCTAAAATTTTATCGTAAGTAGGCATTAAGTAATCATCTCAAATTCTGCAGATTTGTTTAGGAATGCAATTGCCCATCTGTCATCAGAATCAATAAAGCAATAATGTACCATACCTTTATCAGGTCCGTCTACTACTTCCCAAATCCAACATACCCAGCCATCTTTAATCTTTTTGTCTGACTGAGCGATTGCACTAAAGAAAGCTTTCATTCTACCTTGTGCATTCCAGTAGCTACCATATCGGATTTCATCTGACTTCCAAATATCTTTGTACTTGGTTTGGAGGTCTTTGTAATCTTTACCGATTACCATTCTCTTATCTGCTTTTTTACCAAAAGGTACTATTCCCATTCCAAGAACCTTAACCTTACCATCGTAAACAGGCATTCCTGATATACCATAGTTCTTTGCACTGCGTCCTTTCCACATGGGGGTTACAGTTAGGCCAGGTCTTAATTTGGCGATAGTAACTTTACCTTCGTTTAAAGTTTCTTCCCAACGTTTAAAAGATCTCATATTTCCTTCCTTCGTTTAACCTGCAGCTGAACCCATAGCTTGTTTTGCCGCAGCACGCTCTTTATCGCGTTCTTGTTTACGTTTCTCACGCTCTTTTTCAACTTCATCTTGAGCCTTTTGTCTTTCGGCTTCAGCGGCGTGCTTTAACTTAATTCTTTCTTTTTCCTTGTCTTGACGATCCTTCATCAATTCAAGTTCAGATGCTTGTCTTGCTTTTAATTGAGCTTGAGCAACTGCATCTTCTTTAACATTTACCGTACCCATAATATCTCGAATACGTTTCTTGTGTTTCTTTTGATTCTTTTTAGAAACTCCTGGTTCTCCGTCAGGACCTACTCCTAATCCGGCAATATTTCCACCGCCGACATTATTTACAGGTTCTTCTTCCATTTCGCGTTTTGCTGCTTCAGCAATAATCAAGCCGTTCTCTTCCAAGAATCTTTCTAAAGCTAAATCCAAATCTTCTTCAACAGATTCCTCTGTTAAATAGTTGGTTGCTTCAATTCTTTGTTGTTCTTTAATTAACCACAGCGCTGATGCATAAGTTGCTAATCTTGTAGAACCACCTGGTAGTTTTGCTAGTAGTTTTTTCAAGTTCAAAATCATTTGGTCAAATATACCAAAAGCAGACTTCTGATTATTTTTCTGAAAGTCTTTTCTTTTGATAAGAATGTTTCCTTTCTCATCAATGATTCCTAACTTATAAGCTTCCCACTTATTAAAAGGCGTGACAAGCCGCTTAATAAATGAATAAACTAAAAATAGGTCTACTACCATTTAAATTTCCTTAAGCCTTTGTTTGATAAGTTCATCACCATTAATAGATTCTGAATTTATCATCATATCATCGTATACTAATACTTCAGGCATAAAAGCCAAATATTCTACAAACGGTTTCAAATATTCGTGATACTCATGCAACCGCATAAATAACATATTTGTTGCCGAAGGACCAAACACATTGAATATTACAATGAGATGGTTAAGAATTAACCTTTCCTTCAAATCATCATCTTGACGATAACGACTGAAGAGCTTACGCAAATATTGAAAGCGTTTAATATCTTCTTCAAACTCTGACATCTCAGTACACTGAGGGTTATCATAGTTTTTCATCGCGTATAGCAGAAAGGTTGATTCTGTCAAATTCATAACAATAAAAGGCTAACTATTTAGAATTAGCTGTCAGCTACAATTGCGTCTTCGTCAGCCGTATCGCCTGTAACACCTAAGTCACCAGCGTCTCCTGCAGATACCTTCATAGGTACCAAGCATTCTGCGAAATGACGACCATTAGCTGTATGGTATAACCACCAACCTGGACCTTTAAGACCTTTAGCTCTGTTAGCAGCAACACCTGCCTCTGTTAAGTCAACGAATACTGCGTTGTCTTTGTCATGAGACTTATTAGTGTTATCTGTACTGTCTTCGAGCCACTTAGGTACTGAAGCTACTGCGTCTGTTTTTCCCCATAGTGCCATTGTTATCTCCTTGTTTTTATTTTATTAACGTTAATAATAAATTTTTATTTTAGAACTTTATATAGTTCATCGACTAAGTCAGCTTTCTTTTTGCGTTTATCCAACTCAATTCCTGCCTTACGACCTTCTTCCTCAAGTCCAGCTTTTGTTAGTTTACCTAACGCAGCTTTAGTAACTTTAGGACCTTTAGCAACAGCAGCCT